ATAAAATTTGCGATTGGTTCGCCTCTCCCCAATTTAAACAAGAATCTTTTGACGAAACGCAGAAACTGTTACTTATCGCTCTTACTACACTCACTAATTTCTCACCTTCCTCTTTTATCTCTAAACTCTCTATTTCTAAGAATCTTAAAGAAGCAGAAGCTATCGGGAAACTTTTTGAAATGTTTTGTAATGTGCTAAGTGAATGGGGCTTTGATGTTTCATCTAAGGCTCGTACCCTCAGAATACTCCGCGAGACCATGGTAGAGGTAATTAATAAGTTACCCCAATATGAATTCGATATAATACATAACCAAACCAAATTTCTTAATTCCGTTTATCGACGGGAACTAGAGGAATTGAAAACCCGGATTGACGATTTACGAAAAGATGTATCCAGCCATTCTTATAACGATCTCCGCAACTCTTCATTCAATGCAGAGCTGATGGAGGTATATAGGCGTATGAAAGCGATTGTTGCACGATCTGACATGATCCTTAAGCAAGCTAGTTCTAGGGTGAGACCTGTAGGCTTTCTTTTTGTGGGTGAGCCACAAATTGGGAAATCTGAATTGGTTCTAGAAGTAGTACGCAGGATCCGAGCGAATACCCGAAACACCGATTTATGTGAAGAAATGGAGGCATGGACCGTTTGGAATCATACTGCCACTGATGCATATCATGAAGGATACATTGGACAAGAAATCCACGTAATTGATGACATCTTTTCAAGGACGGATCACATCGACCACGCTGATATGATTAATTTCATATCTTCTAACCCGTATTTGACCCGGCAAGCTGCTTTAAGTGACAAGGGATTTCCTTACACTGGAAAAATTGTTTTAGCTAGTGTAAACAACCTCCCAACATCATCTAAGGCTATTGAAAACTTCTCTGCTCTTAAAGAACGTTTTACAATCATTCATTGTCAAGGACAAAAACCTGGCCGAGGAGTAGAATTGGATCGTGACTTTTCTCATTTAGAGATGCGAATCTCTGATTGGGACATTTTCACTAAACCTTCAATTCAATCTCGACTGGATGTATCTTCTATTTCTGAAGTAGTGGATTGCATTTTGGACGAAGCAGAAATGGCTGAAAACTATTATTTAAGTAAACAACCATCTCAAGGATCTCCCCAACAAGGAGGCATTCAAGATTCAGTTAAACTGAGTGACTTGAAGGAGGATGATGAAGTTATAGGCGAAGAACAAGCGTTTTACGATCCTGTTTTTATCACTGGAAAAGTTTACTCTTCTCTTGTTTCGGGTCTCCTTAGAGATCTGAAAATTGATAATAGGGATTTATATCTCCAGCTACGTAAAGCACGAGTTCGGTTAGGTGACCGGGAAATTAGAGCTTCCGACTATATTGAACAACTTAATATTGTGTATACTCATGATTTTCTTTGGAAGTTATCTGAAAGTGGAACTCTTCCCAAGGCTAGATTATTCTACAATTATGGAGACTATATCTATGTCTGGGACCAAGACTGCTTGAAGAAAACTCTCCGTGGAAGTACTGAGGAAGCCGATGATAAACAAGTAGATATCGATTTCTCTAATTCTTGGATTGAAGTTATTAAGGAGACAATCTCACAGAT